CTAACCCGTGTAGTGAGATCATACTTAGACCGAATCAGTTTTGCAATCTCACTGAAGTTGTGGTACGTGCGACAGACAGCATGGAAGATCTTGAGCGTAAAGTTAGGCTGGCTACGATTCTGGGAACCATACAATCTACCTACACCAAGTTTCCATACTTGCGTAAGGTGTGGAACAAGAACACAGAAGAAGAGCGTCTGCTGGGTGTGTCACTTACAGGGATAATGGATAATTCCTTGATGACTATTAAAAATAAAGGCTTGGAGAAGACTCTTGAACATCTTCGTGGGGTTTGTGTTTCTACTAATGCTGAATGGGCTGACCGTCTTGGTATACCTGTTGCTGCTGCAATTACATGCGTCAAGCCTTCGGGCACGGTATCGCAATTGGTGGATAGTGCCAGTGGCATACATGCTCGCCATAGTCCCTATTATATCCGTACTGTGCGTGGTGATAATAAAGATCCCCTAACGCAGTTCATGTCTGATCAAGGTATTCCTAATGAGCCTTGTGTCATGAAGCCAGATCAAACAACAGTATTTAGTTTCCCTGTGAAGTCTCCGACTAAGGCAGTGGTTACTGAAGATATGACAGCCATTGAACAACTTGAGACTTGGCTGATGTATCAACGACATTGGTGTGAGCATAAACCCTCAGTAACAATCAATGTACGTAAGGATGAGTGGTTTGAAGTAGGTGCCTTTGTGTACAAATACTTCGACGAGATGTCGGGCGTATCTTTCTTGCCCTACAACGAGCACACTTATCAACAAGCACCTTATCAAGAAGTAGATAAGGATCAGTATAAAGACTTGCTTTCTGCTATGCCATCTGCTATTGCTTGGAGTGAGCTGGCTAACTACGAGAAGGAAGATAACACAGTCTCAATGCAGACAATGGCCTGTACAGGTGATGTCTGTGAGATGGTAGACATAACATAAGGAGATAGATATGTTTGAAGTAATGACGTTCTTAGCAGGTGCTGTGATTGTAGCAGACCTTGTTATTCCAGTGGCATTAGAAACAATTTCAGGGTTGTTCTAATGTATGTTCTAGTGCTCATAATGTTCTTTGAAGATAGGTATAAGATCCAAGGTCATCATACATTCTTTCCAAGTCAGGTTGCTTGCCATGAGTTTGCAGCCCCACTTAAAAAAAGACTTATGGACACTAGACCTTCACCTAACTCTGATGTAAAATACTATTGTTTTGAAGTTCCAAAAGAGGTTTAAATGAAATACGACCCAGTAAACAGCCCAGCACATTACAAGTTAAGTGGTGGTATAGAGTGTATTGATTATATCAAACAGGTGCTAACCCTTGATCAGTTCATTGGTTACTGCCACGGTAATATGATCAAGTATCAACACAGGTATATGTACAAGGGTAATCCTGTTCAGGATATGGAGAAAGCAGAGTGGTATTTAAACAAGATGTTAGAGGCAATGGAGGAGAAGCATAAATGAAACCATACGAAGAAGGTATAAAGGCTTTTAGGGAAGGCAACTTAGGTAACCCTCACAAGCCAAGTACCAAGCAGGGCAGGGAGTGGGAGATGGGCTTTAACAAAGCCTACTTCCGTAACTTAGAAAGAGTTAAGCTTAATGAGCAAAAACAAAAAGAGTCTTGAAGAAGAGGCCAAAAGTTACAGGCAGAAAAAAATAAAGCCACCGCTTAAAAACAAAGCACTTACTTCTCGTAGGTACTTAGCTGGTCAAGCGATGGCTGCACTGTTATCAAGATCTCCTGGGCATGTTCATAGGGGAGATATAAAGCGTGAGTCATATGATTGGGCTGACTTCATGTTAGAGGACGATGATGAACAATAAAAAGGGGGGCTTCAAGTGGCCCCCCTAAGTTTATTCTGTTTGCTTTTTAAAGATACGTAAGCTACGTAAGGACTCCTCAGTTTCTAGATACCGTTCAAGTATGAAGAGTTCGTTCGGCTCTAAGTCTTCTAGGTCTTCCAAGTTTAATTCTTTTAGACCTTTTTGAACAGCTGACTTAGGAAACTTGCTAGTTATGTCGTACTGTAGCGCAGTTACATCTTCAGGTCCAGAGTATTGCATACGCAAGAAAGTCTTAGCTAAATCCTTTGCTCTGGGTACAACATCACCCTTCCAGTGCTGTAGCTTTTCTTCTTGAGTTAGCTTATCAAACCAACTAGATTCTAGCAGCAAGCTTGACTCTGACTCTATTATATCAAAGAAGATTCCGCTCAGAGTATTACCAGCTTGAGGCGCTTGATCTTTAACTTTCTTACTGGCTCCAATCATACTATCAAGTTTATAGTCTGGTATACCTACTCTATTCATAACACGTTGAGTATCAGTAAGCCTAATGTTTCTAATACCTAACATCTTAGTAGATTGTATATCGACTGTACCACCTGCAGCAGTCTGTCTAGCTTCGGCTAAAGGTTCTCCAATAAACAAGGGTATGATATTGTCTATGTAACGAAAGGCATTATTTACTAGCTTGTTGTTTTGTTTTCTATCTATAGGTGCAGCATCTTCACCTCTAGCAAGACCAGCGACAATGTTCAAAGGTTCTGCAGCCCTGAATATAGGATTTACAAACTGATTAGCTAAGGTGTTGCCAGCTATATTTAAAGCACCAGCAACATCACGTCTTTCGGGGTCAACCATAAGCGTAATAGATTCTAGTGTATCTCTTTGAGTTTTATCTAAGTTCCTTAATAAACCACTTAAGCCAAAGTCTGCACTAAATTGCTTAAAAGCTTCCATAGCTTGTTGCTTTTCACCCATCCGCATCAACGCCCAGATTCTACCCCCAGCTCTGTATGCAGATATAGGAAAGTCAAACTGTTGGTTTATAACTTCTCCACCTGCAGTAGCTGTTGCATATAAAGGTAAACCTTTTTTAACGTTATCAATTTCTTCATTAGATACTACCCAAAGAGCACCAGCAGATACCGTAGTTCTAGCAAATGCTTCCTTCATAGTCATGTTGTCGTAGAAACCCATACTCTTTGCAATCATGTTTACTCCAGGAGCATTCTTTCCTGTGAATGCTACTGTGGCATTAAAGAATCTACCAAAGGGAACTGCCATACCTATAACAGGAAGCTTCCTAGCGTTTTCTATACCCCCTGCAATTGTACCTACTAAGCCTTCACCCTTATAAGATTTAGAAAAGATTGCCTCCAAGGTATCATCAACAGCATTAGCTTCTATAGTACGATACTCCTTACTCCCCATATATTTTTGAAGAGACATATCGCCTATGTTTTCAGATCTATAAAATTCGTTCCAGCCTTTACCTGTAGCAGCTCTAAGCTTCTTATCCATCTGAAATAAAAATTCTTGCGACTTAGTAAATCCATCCTGTGCTTGTACTAAGGTAAGCTTCTGCACCATATCAATATAGTTATCTGTTCTTAACCCCACTAATTTCATACGTGGGCTAAACTTACCGCCTGTTAGCAGTGTATTGGTACCCTCTACACCACCAGGAAGTACACTGTTTAATTTTTGAAGTGCTTCAGAGTTTCTTTGTAATGCAGATTCAAAAGCTGTATAGGTCATGTCAGGATCAAGTAGGAACTTGACTCGTTGCATATTAGATTCCATAAGAATCTTAGCTAACCTCTGAGTTTCAGCACCCTTTTCTACCTGACCAGCTAACTTTTGTAGTGTGCCATATCCAGCATTTACTAATGCTATAGACATATCAGTAGCACTTTGCAGGGTAGCATTAGTGCCCCAACCAACTACATTAAGTGCACTTGTAGAAGGATGAGCAACAAGTAATCTAATTAAACGGTCTTGGTTTTTCTGGAAAGCTTCTAAGGTCATTCCAGTTAAGGTTGGGTCAAAATCTTTAGCAGCCTTAGGTTCAGTACCCTTTAGGATAGACAGTCGTAACTTCTTAGTAGTAACTTTACCTTTCCTGCTACGATAGACTACTGTTGCCAGATCTCCATCTATCTCCTTTACTTCACCAATTCTTTTTGTACCTACTGAAGACACCCTGTCGCCAACTTCTATTGTCTTAACAGCTATATCACCACGAATAAATCCGGCATCTAAGGCAGACTCATATAGACCCTTTAGTTCCATGTCAGTAATAGAAAGACCTAGCTGTTTAGCTGACTGACCCATGAGACCAAGAGTCGAACCAGCCTCAGACATTTTGTATGACAGTATGTCACCTATATCTCTACCAGTAACTTGAGATCTTGGGATGATGTTGCCATCATTGTCACGTACTTTAATTTTATTACCAGTAGCCTTTTCAATAGATTTTATAAATCCTTGAGCTTCCTTGTCGCTAACATCGGCAATAATATCAGCCATCCAGTTGGTAAACTTATCATCCTCAAAACGTTTAGCCCAAACAAACCCTCTTTCAAAGGCAGTCTGAGTCATACCTTTAAAGATAACTTCATCACCTTCGTTATGCCCCAGTATAAGAACTTTAAAGAAGTCGTGACTAAAGTCTTTGCTACCTTTAGATAACTCTGCTCCACCTTCTAGTTTTGTCTTCCAATCCCTACCAATTTCTACTTTGTCTTGCTTCACATATTTATCTATAGCTTGAGAAGCTTCTGACAAAAAGCCTGTAGCATCTGGTGTAGGTAGTTCTATTGTAGGTACTGCTGTATCTGACATACCACGTCTTGCAATCAAGCCAGCTTGAACACCACCCATAATAATACCACCAGCAGCAGCTATGCCCACAGCTAGGTAGTTAATATCTTCCTGTGCATCCACATTTACTAGACCATCTTGATACAAGTACTCCATACCTGTACCTATTGTAGCATCTATAAAAGTAGTAATACCTATCTCTTTAATAGCTTTATAAGTAGCTAGACGTTGAGTAGCAGTCTTACCTAAAGTCTGCTGTACATAAGAACCTATCTTAGCCTTAGTAGCTGTACGTGAAGCTTGTACTCCATCCGCAAACAACTTGGTACCAACTTTTTCAGCTGTCTTTTTTGTACCCTCTTTTTGCATAGACTGCAGAGCAGCCTTCTTTGCAACTGATGTACCTACACGAATAGAACCATTAGCTGCAGCCTTACCTATAAATCCCCCAAGAAGGTTTGCTGGATCAAGTAAAACACTTCTAGTGAAGTCCATTACACCTTCAGCTTTTTCACCTACTGTTGTTTCTTTACTAAAGATGCCGGCCATGTTTTCATACAACTTATATGCAGCAGCAGCTCTAGTCTTCTTAGCTTCATCATCTTGTATGTCGTTGATGTAGTCTATCTCAGCTAGACCACGGACAGTATTACCTGACACAACACCACGACGATTGTTTAAGAAGCTGTCGATAACATCTTCTCTAGATTTACCATCTACTTCTTCATCACCAAACCTATCACGCATATAGCCTTCAGCTATGGAGTAGGCATAGTCATTTTCTGCTAGATCATTTTGAGTGTATGTACCAGCCTCAGGTAATGCAGGTTCAACCTTCTCAGGTTCAACTAAAACATTTGGATCAGTTAGAATAAAACCTTCTGGTACATCGACATTTGTAGGCTTATTTAAAATAAACCCCTCAGGTATGTTAGTCATCTTTACCCCTTATAGGTTTACAATATTTCCCTGTGGATCTTTCCAATTGGTACCATCCCAAGTTATTACTACACCAGTATCAGGGTTAGTAGCTGTAGCACCCACTGGAATACTACTAGGCTCAGGCTCAGTATTTAAATTGCTTGTACTTAAATTCCTTAACTGTGGTGGTAGATAGGGGTTTTTATCATAATTTTCAAACTTACTAGGAAACATCTCAAGAAGATTCTCTTGGAACTTCGCAGGTGTCATAAATTCATCCATAAGAAATTGTGCAGCTCTGTCAGCCTGATCACCGCCACTTTGTACTTGATCTAAAAGACTTTGTATTCGGCTAAGTTCTGTTATTTTATTAGGGTCATTAAGAATCTCATTAACATAAGCCTTAGCTAAAGGTATTGTACTCTGCACAACAATCTCTGCCATAGCTTTCTGACGTTTTTCTTGAGGGTCAAAAGCAGTTAAGACACCAGGTTTTGGAGTCACTGTAAAGGTACGACCTGGAGTTGTAGTAATCTTAGATAATTCTTGAGCCATCCTGTAGAACTCTTTTTCATCCGTAAAATCTTTACCAGTAATCTGACTAATATAATCCATCTTATCCTGAACAGGAGCTTTTGCTTGGGTTATAATCATCATAGAACGTATCTGAGATAAAGGCACAGATCGCCCATCTTTTTCTAACGTCCTTTGAAATTTTAATATGTCTTGAGCAGCAAAGGGATCTTGTATAGCACTGTTAAGAAATGATAGTGCTTCTTCATCATCAATATCTGCATCATCTACCATTTTTTGTAGGTCTAAAGAAGCTTGAGCTGCCTCTAAGTAAGCATCACTACTCTTATAAGCAGTTTGTTTTTCAAGCTTATTGAGGTAGATTTGAAAGAGGCTTTGCTCACGAGCTTGAGCTAGTTCTTCTTCCCTATCCTTCCTAGCTTGTACCTTATCCATGCCACTTAAGGCTCCTGCAAAACTAAATGCCATGTATTATCTCCTTGCCATTAAACCTTGGGGAGCTTCTGGCATAGGTTCTTCAGGAGCTTCTTGAGGTTCTTGTTCTTCAACTTCTTCTTGAGTATCTTTCTGAGGTACTTCTAAGGCTGGTTCACCTGTTTCTTCACGTAGCTTCTCAAGCATTTTTACAGCTTTTCCACGTTCTCTGTTATAAGACAGAGCTACTTTTTCTTCCTTGTCCTCAAAGCCCTCATCAAACTCTACATCAGCTTCTAGTGCTAAGCCTTTTATGTACTCATGTAAGACTGGTGCAATAGCAAGACTTACATCAATACTATGTAACCCCTCCATTACAGCACTGCGTAGTACACCTTGCACTAAAGCTGTTAAAGTTAGACCCATTTCAAGGAAGTGAAAGGCGTCTTCTAAAGCTTCAACATTAGTAATGTTTTCGATGTGCATATCTAATGCATCAATAGGATCAACTATTTGTGGGGGTCTTTCAAAAGGTCTAGACTTAGGTTCAGAAGTAAGTGATTGACCTGGAATAGGTGCTGCAAATATAACGCTCATTATTGTCCTCCAGGAAGATAAGTATTAGCCCTAGTCAACCTACTTTTCATCATAGGTTTTCCTGGCCTTAGATATTGTTCAGAAAATATACGTGTTGAATCTTCAACAGTTTCAGCTTCTTGTAAATCTTCTAAGAACCTACCTTCATTAGTGTTTTGAACTTCGTGGATAAAGAATCCGAAGTTAGCTTCGTAGGTATTCGTGTCTAAGTTATTTTCTTTAGCCCAAGACTCAAATGCTTTTCTTCGGGGTCCAGTCCATTGAGCAAAACCAAGACCACCTTTAGATCCAGGGACAACAGGTTTTAGTTCTTGCATGAATTTAAATCCACCTGTCTCATGATCAAAGTTACCTGCAATACCTGCAGCTTGAACATCCGTTAGACCTAAAGCATCTGATATATCTCCCACAAGTCTTTGTCCTACATTCTCTCCACTAGCTTGTTTAGCCATTAAGCTTTCTGTAGGACTCTTAGATAGCAACCCTTTTTCAGCATTGATCTTAGAGATCATTGACTCTCTCGCTGAAGAGTAGTTATTAGTATACTCTCTGTATTTTTTAAACCTATTAGCTAACTCAGGAGCTGGATCTAAACCCTCACCAGGATCTAAACTAGCTGTCGTTTCAACTAACTTTCGTCTAGACATCATTCCAGCTTGCTGTATAGAAGCTTTACGTTCTAAGCTTGCAGCTTCTTTTTCAGCCTCTTTTGAATAATTATCATAACCTGTTTTATAGTTTGCTCTCGTTACCATGTCTACGTTTTCCTATTAAAGTTTAAAGTCTTTTCCAAATAAAAACCTAAAAAACATTTCAGATTTAGCTTGGTCTTCTCCATAACCAATTTTTTCCCTAAGGGCCTCTAAGCTTTGCTCACCTAATAACATTTGCATTGCACGATCTTTAGCATCTTCAACAGACTTATAGTTCATATCCATAAGATCTCGTTCTGTCTGCCAAACTTTATCCATATTAGCAGCTGTCAGCTCATTCATAGCAGAGGCAAAATCTGAATTACTTTGGTTCTGTGCAGCAGTATTTAACGTTGCAATATTCTGCCTCCACTGAGCATTAGCTTGAGCTACCACTAAACTATTCGAGGCATTAAAAGTATCTCTTTGCTGTTGTAAGTTAGAGTTAAATTGACGAATAGAGTTTATTGAGTTTACATTAAATTGTTCAGTAGCATTTCTTTGTGACGAATTAAACTGAGAGGTTTGTGAAGCTAGTGAAGAAAAGAACTGTTTAGTTTGATTTTCACTTGTAGCATTAAACTGCGCTGCAGCATTCTCAGCAGCTTGATCTGTAAACAAAGCTTGAATGTTTTGCTGCGCTTTAAACATAGTTGTTTGCTGCGCTCTGTCTAAGTTAGACATATCCATAGCTAAAAAATTCTGAGCGTTTTGTACAGCAGCTTGTTGTCTGTTGTTAAGGTTAGCCATATCCATGTTGGCAATTGCTGCAGCTTCAGCCATAACTCCAGCTTGACGATTGCTCAGGTTTGCCAAGTTCATGGTATTAGCAGCACGAGAGTTTTCTAAAGCAATGTTTTGCTCTGCTGTAAAGTTCATATTAGCTATGTCGTTAATACGTGCAGAGTTCATAACACGGGCTTGGAAAGCTTGATCAAACTCTTGACCAATAAACTGAGCACGTTGTTGTGCTGCAAGCATAGCACGTTGTTGACGGTTTGACAAGTTCTGTTGTTCAAATTGTGACTGAGTTTGAGCATCTGCCATAGCTACTGGTAGTGCTGACTCCATAGCTGACTGAACAAGTGCTTGACCTGCCATAGAGGAAGCACCTAAGCCTCTAGCAGCCATTTGCCCCATAGCAGACCTCATGGCGCCAGCAGCCCAAGCAGGTGTTTCACCGCCTTCAAACTGCTGCATAAGGCCTTCTAGTTGGCCTTGTACAGTAGCCTTTTTACTTGGGCTTGCGCTTGCCGCTTCAATTTGTTCTGCAAACTTAGCAGCCTTCTCAGCGTCTGCTACACCACTTATAAGTTCTCCATCCTGTATCTCTCTAGTTACAGGATTTTCCATCATTGTAGCTTCACCTTGAGCCGCATTGATATTTAAGCTAGAACTACCTTGTGCTGCATCAACTTGAGCATCCTCAGATAACTCTCCTTGAACACCATCCATACGTTGTGTATAGTTTTGTACAAAAGGACTTATGCTACCTGCTTGATAAGTTGAAGCCGGTACGTAAGTTGGTGTCTGTGCTGTATAAGTTCTACCAACAGTTGCCGCACGAGTTGTAGGTGCTTGACCATATACTTGACCTGCTGTTGGAGATACAAATTGATTTCTTTCAGGTGTCATATAAGACACTTGAGATTGCATAGGTTGCATAGTTTGTTTCAAGGTATTTTGAAACATAGGCAAGGTGTTGCCTTCATAAGTATAACCACCCTTTTTAAAACCCCTTGCCATGCCACCTTGAGACATAGCTGTACGATACATACCTAAACGAGCACCAACTGCAGGATTAGATTTTGCAAAATCATTTAAGCCAGCTTCTGTTTTTGGCCCTTTATAACCAAGAAATTTTGTGGCTAGTTGATATTGTGCATCTACGTCACCACCTTCAGCATAGCCCACAGATCCACCTTCTGCCATTGCAGTAAATCCTGGGGGTACATAAGTTACAGGTCTTCCATCTACAATTGTTACAGGTATCTGTTGACCCAAATCATTTTTATACATAGCTATACTGCTCGTTCCTGCTGGTGAGACTGAAGGTAGCTCTACCGTTTGGGGTATTGTACCTTGAATATAATTAGGAGAATAAACTTCGGAGGTAAGATTAGCTGAGTCAGAAGCAACACTTGTAGGACCTACCATTGGTGCTGCTTTACCTACTTCAAAACCAGGGGGGTTATATACAGAAGCACCTTCACCAGTAAAAGCTGAAGTATAATCTGCAGAACCCCTTGAATCTATACGACCTTGAGCTGCCCCTTGAGCTGCCTCTATACGAGCTTTTTTAGCTGCGGCCTCTTGCTCTAACCTAATTCTTTCAGCCTCTTCAGCTTCAAGTCGTAATCTTTCTTCTTCTGCTAAACGAGTTTTTTCAGCCTCTTCTTCAGCCAACCTAATGCGTTCAAGCTCAGCTTCTTCTTCTAGCCTAATTCGTTCAGCTTCATCTTGAGCATCTTGTTCAGCCTTAAGGCGAAGCCTTGTAGCTTCAGCCTGAGCTGCTGCTAACTCTTCTTCTAGTCTAGCCTGTTCAGCTTCTGCTGCTTCTTTAGCGGCTTTAGCGGCTTTTTCTTCTTTAAGTTTTTTAGCCTTTGCTGCCGCTGCTGCAGCTGCCTCTTCTGCAGCTTTTTCAGCCGCTGCTGCTTGAGCTGCTAAATTATCATTATAAATTTTCATCTCAGAATCATAAGCTTGCTGACCTTTTAGGTAGTCTGCAAAACTTACTGAATCTTTACCTGCTTCATCTAAATAAGAACTAAAAGTATCGTATTTCTTTTTACGTGCTTTCCACTCTGTGTGGGGTTTATTAAGATCTGCACCAAAAGCTTTACCGTAAGGGTGCAATAAACTTTTTTGTATCTTACCTTTATCGTTACGAATATCACGAAACTCAGTTAATTTTTTTTCACCAGTAATTGTATTCTTCCAGTGAGCAGCTTGCATATATGGTTTATTTGGGTTGTAACGGTTTTCAAACCAAGTCCACCTTCCTGGGTCTTTTGTTAGAGCTTCCCAATCAGTATCTGGTGCCGCAGCTTGAGCAGCAGAGCTTGAACTATTACCAGAACTTCTATTAGAACTAGAACCACTTCTTCCACTATTACTAGAAGAATTATTAGCTGCATTTTTAGCTGCATTAGCAGCGTATGTACCATCTTCTCTTTGTTGTTTTTGTTCTGCAGAAGAAGGCATACTGTACGTGCCGTCTTTATTTTTATTCATACTGTATGCCATAAAAAGTCCTTTATCCGTTCACTACTTCGTTAAGACCCCAGATCATTACACCTGTGCCGCCTAAGAATAATATCACACCTATTGTTAATGATATACCCCAAAACAACTTGTCTCTTGCTTTAGCTTGCGCCTCTAGTGCTTCTTTCTGTCTAACCCTAGCTGCAGCTTGTTCTTTAACTACTAAGTCCCACATTCCTGGTGGTCCATATAGTCTACATACTTCACGTAGTTCGTTCTGTGCTTCTTTGTGTTTCATTTTGGCTTGTGCAATTGCAAAGCCTTCTTCTTCAGATGAGGTAAGCCTACCTAGTGGACCTTTGTGCCTACCTTGTTCAGCTAAACCTATGTCAGCTTCTAGTTTAGCAAGCTTACCAAAGTGAGGCAGTAAGTCTGCTACATCACCACCAGCTTTAACTGCAGAACTAACTGCACCAGCTATCTTAGTAACTGCACCTGCTAAAGCTAATACTTCTATCATTATGGCAAACCTTTTTATTCATTTCTGTCTGCCATCTTTTCTACTGAT